GTCGTCGTCGGCCAGCGCAAGACCGACCGACCCTACACCCATGCCCTGGTCGCCCACTCGTTCCGCGAGGCCGAGTACCGTGAGCGCATCGCCAAGGGCAAGCACACCAGCCACTACACCCCCGAGTACCTCGACAAGGTCTGCGCCGCCCGCAAGGTGCCCAGCGTCATCTCGTACCACGGGAGCTACGAGCTTGCCATCAAGGCGGCCGGTGCCAAGAACCTCGAATGGATGTGCAGCAGCATCTCGATCTCGCCCGTGATCGAGAAGGCCGCCAAGGCTCGCAAGACCGCTGCCGGCACCGAGCCTTCGGTGGTCGGCTGATCCCATTTCGTTACGGCTGATTGTCATGACCATCGACATCTGGGCCAGCCTCTGGCTCTTCAGCAAGCCCGTGCTGCTCTACGTCACGCTGCCGCTCTGGACCCTCCTGGCGGTCGGCTACCTGATCGGCAAGGTTGCCCAGGCTGTCGCTCGCGTCGCCAACCTCCTCAAGCGAGGGGGTTGACCTCCAATCTCCAACACCCTTAGCATCGCACCCCCACCACAGGAGCCGGCAATGACCCTCACCACCACCATCAGCACCCACGAGTACACCCGCCTGCGCGAAGTCGAGCGCACCTGGGAAGCCATCTTCGAGGCGCTGAAGAGCCACAAGGACGACTGCTTCAGCCAGCCCTACGCCACCGGGCGCGAGTGCGCCGTCCGCGAGATCGTGCGGCTGCAGCAGATCGAGAAGCTCGTCGACAGCATCGAGGTGATGCGTTGAAACGCGCCATCGTCATCGCCCTCGTCTTCGCCATCTGGCTGGCGATCTCGCTCTTCCTCTGCCTGAGCAATAGCTGCAACTGACCCGGAGCCCATCATGGATCTCATCGCCTACATCTTCGCCACCCTGTACGCCGTCTGGCCGCTGCTGCTGCTCGCGCTGCTGTGCTGGATCGTCAACGCCTGCCGCAACCCGATCAAGAAGAGCGTCGTTTACACGCCGCCTCCCGACGTCGCCGCCCGCGAGCGCGAGAAGCTCCAGAACACCATCCGCCTGACCTCAGGCGAGTACGGTGTCAACGTCCGCAAGGGGCGGCAATGAACGCCACCACCACCCTCCACGACTCCGGCCAGGGCGTCCGCTTCTCGCGCCGCCTGGGCGAGCAAGTGCCCGACGTCCACTACGCCTGCGCCATCGAGGGACCCCGTGTCAGCCGGCGCACGATCATGCGTGTCTGGGTCGGCGTCATCGTCCTCCTGGCGGTCGCCCTGGCCGTCGCCAAGGTGGCAGCGTGAAGATCGTCCTGCCGGCACTGAAGCCGCGCAACCCGGTCGCCCTGGCAGCCAGCAAACGCCAGGGCGGCCGGCACCGCCCACGCAACGAGCGGCAGCAGGCTCGACGTGTCGTTCGCCAGCAACTGGAGGGGGGTTGACAGCCTGAGGCTACAGGTTCAGAATCGCTCTTGTCGACTCCCCGACGCCTACCGGACTCACCACCATGAACTTCAACCCCGCCTCGTACAAGCCTGTCGCCGCCATCCTCCGACCGGTCGCTGCCCCGGCAGCGCCGGCAGCGCCGGCAGTCGATGTCGCGGTCGCCGAGAAGGTCCGCGCCCTGGAGCAGGCCGCTGCCCAGTTCGCCCTGCGCCCGCGCCAGGACGACTTCACGATCCGCTCGCAGCAGGCATGCCTCGACATCGCGGCCAAGCTCGACCGCTTCGGCTCGTTCGTCAGCGACGCCCAGGCCGCCTACGCCGACAAGCTCATCGCCTGGGCCGCGCCCCGCCAGAACGTGCCCGTGCAGGCCGCTCCCAGCCCCGTGGCGGCTCCCGCGCCGGTCGCCCCTGCCGTGACCCTGCCCAAGCTCTTCGACCTGATGCAGCGCCTCGCCAAGCTCCGCTTCTCGCCGCTCACCATCGCCCGCAAGAACGGCGACAGCCTGTGCTGGATCAAGCTCGAAGGCGTCGAGAAGGTGGTCGGCAAGATCGAGCGCGGCGTGCTGACCGTCTTCGCCGGCAGGATGCCCAACACGATGGGCGCTGACATCCTGACCGCCCTGCTGGTCGCCATCGAGAAGGACCCCGAGGCCGCTGCGGTCCTGCACGGCAAGGCGTCGGGCAACTGCAGCGTCTGCGGCCGCGACCTGACCGACCCGGAGAGCATCGAGCGCGGCATCGGCCCGATCTGTGCCGGCAAGTACTTCGCCTGACTCACCACCCGCCCCCTCCGGGGGGCTTCACTCTGGAGCTACAGCATGCTGAAAGCATTCGTCAAGACCGAGAAGCACGGGGTCCGCTGCTGGACCGCCGACGTCGTCTCGGAGCAGGACTACCACCAGCGGGGGCCGATGGCGCACTCGTTCCGCACGGGGCCGCGCGAGTTGCCCACCAACGCCCGCAAGGAAGCCGAGGACTGGGCGCACCAGAACGGCTACCTCGTCGTCCCGGTCGAGGAGATCTGACATGGCCCGCCAGAGCAAGGCGCTGAAGAACTACAAGGAGCAGTGCGTGCGCCGCGCCAAGAACCTGCTCGACCCGAGCTTCGGCGGCAGCAACGCCGCCCGAGCGTTCCCCCAGTTCTACATCGGCATGTCGACCGACGAGTACATCCGCCGCTTCGAGAACCTGTCGCCGATGAAGCGTGCCGACGGCTACAGCTACGCCGACCGGCACACTGCCCGCCCGTCGCCGATGCTGAACCCCGACGAGCCCGAGGTGCTTGAGGAGCTTGACCAATGAGGCCGCACGTCATCAAGGTGCTGGCGTCCAGCCACAAGCAGCCCGACCGGACCCTGACGATGCGCAAGCACGTCGTCAGGGCGCTGCCGAAGTCGGCGGTCAAGCTGTCGCCGACCGTCTGGTACATGGCCCGCACGCCGCTGACCTTCGCCCAGGTCTTCACCCGGCACGATGACTGGGCGTACTTCCTGCCGGCAGAGGAGTGGAACGCCAACGGCTGCATCCAGCCCTGGATCGAGGTGCTGGCATGACCCCCTCCACCAAGCCGGTCACCCGGCTGTCGAGCGCCTGGGTCCGCGACCAGGGCATGCGCGCCGTCGTCGTCACGATCACCGGCTCGGTGATCGAGCTTCGCGCCAAGGGGCGTCGACAGGTCGAGACGCTCGACATCGCCACGCTCTACTTCCAGGCTGTCAAGGCGCGAGTCTGGGCAGCGCGGAAAGCCCGCAAGACGGCCCGCAAGGGTCGGTAGCCACCAAGCCCTGGGCCGAAAGCCTGGGGCTTTTCGTCACCCATGAAAAGGACTCACCACCATGAACAAGGACATGCAGCAGACCCTGAAACGCCTGAAGAAGGAGGGGCTGATCGCCAGCGAGACGGGCGGCGGCGAGCGCCACCTCAAGTTGACGCTCGTCAACGGTGCCGTCTACACCGTCGCCAATTCGACCTCCGACTGGCGCGCGATCCGCAACGTCGAGGCCGGCGTCCGAAGGCTGGTTCGCCAGGGGGGTTGACACGCTGATGTAGATTCATGCTACACTCGCAGTGCGCGATCCAGCGTTTAAACCGAAAGCCAGCAATGAAGAAGCCCACCACCCCCGTCGCCATCACCCGCGAGCAATGGCTCGAAGCCGCTGTCGCGGCGGTCGCCCAGGCCAACCCCTCGATCACGTTCCCGCCGGTCAAGGTGTCCTGCTCCTGGCCGGGCGGCGGATCGGCCCGCAAGCGCATCGGCGAGTGCTGGGCGCGCAAGATGTCCCAGGCCGGCATCAACGAGATCTTCATCTCGCCCAAGCTTGCCGACCCGGCCCGAGTTGTCTCGGTCCTGACCCACGAGCTTGCCCATGCCATCGACGACTGCGTCCACGGGCACAAGGCGCAGTTCGTCGCCGTCGGCAAGTCCCTGGGGCTGACCGGCAAGGCGACGCAGATGGAGTTGCCGGCAGAGCTTGCCAGCGCCATCGCCAACGCCGTCATCGCCAAGGCTGGTGCCTTCCCCCACAGCACGCTCGACCTGTCGAGCCGCAAGAAGCAGTCGACCCGGATGCTGAAGTGCCAGTGCGGCGAGTGCGGCGCGATCTGGCGCATGGCTGCCAAGACCGCCGCAGCGGCCGAGGGGCAGATGTCCTGCCCGATCTGCCACGCGGAGGAGGGGGTGCAGGTCGGCTGATCGGATTAGATGGGGGCTTTACAGCCCCCATCTGGCCTGTGCTAGACTTCGCGCTCCACAACTTCCTGAAGATTGAATCATGCGCAAACCGACCTACACCACCGCTTTCGAGCGCGTCACCCCCAAGCAGGCCAAGGCATGGCTCGCCGAGTCCGACGGGCATAACGTGCGGGGCATCACCCACAACGCCGTCACCACCTACGCCAACGACATGCGCGCAGGCGAGTGGCAGCCGATCCCGGTGGCGATCTGCTTCGACAAGGACGGCATGCTCGTCAACGGGCAGCACCGTCTTGCCGGCATCGTCGAGTCGGACACGACGCAGATGTTCCTCGTCGCTCGCGGCGTGCCGCCCGAGGTCATCGCGGCGATGGATCAGGGGCTGAAGCGGTCGGTGACCGCCGTCGCCAACACGCTCGGGCATCCCGGCTTCACCTCCAACTACGCCTCGACCACGCGCCTCGCAGCCTGGGGACCCAACCAGCGCCCCACCAGCGCCAAGGAGTTGATCTCGCTGTACCTGCGGTTCAAGGACGCCGTCGACTTCGGCATCGCCGCGCCGGGCCAGAAATTCTCGGCCATCTATGGCAACGCCTGGGCTCGTGCTGCGATGATGTTCCCCGACCGCCTGGAGGAGCTTCGCCACCACGGTCGCGTCTTCGGCGGCGGTCTGCAGCCGGTGCTGCCGGGCAATGACCGCTTCATGTACGCCCTGAACAAGTACGCCACCCATGCCGACGTCGGCGGCCGCGCCGGTCGCGTCATGGCGTTCTACAAGACCGACCGCGCCCTCCTCAACGCGATGAAGTCCTCTGCCGGCAGCGACCGCCTCGTCGCTGTCGCGGAGCCCGACTTCCCGCTCCTCTCCACCTACCTCGACTGAGCGTTTAAACCATGTCATCACACGCACCGTTCGCCCCCTCCAGCGCCACCCGCTGGCTCAACTGCCAGGGCTCCTTCGGCCTGGGGCTCCAACTGCCCGACGCACCGTCGAGCGAGTACGCCGACGAGGGCACCCGCCTGCACGACGTGGCGGCCGCCTACCTGCGCCGGCACGCCACGCCTCGCCCCGAGGTCGGCGATCAGGAATTCCTGAAGCCCTACCTCGACCACTGCGAGGCGCTGAAGCCGCGCTGCAACCGGTACGAGATCGAGCTTCGCCAGGAGTTTTCGCAGTTGCTCTTCGGCACGCCGGACTTCGTCGCCATCGGCCCCGACTGGCTGGAGATCGTCGACCTGAAGACCGGTGCCGGCATCATGGTCGACCCCGAGGAGAACGACCAGTTGCTCTGCTACGCCTTCATGGTGCTGAACCAGCGCAAGTCCTGGCACCCGAAGGTGGTGCGCCTGACCATCGCCCAGCCGACCGACGAGGACCGCCCGGTGAAGACCTGGGCGACGACGAGCAAGCACGTCATGGAGTGGGGCGTGCGCGCCCAGGCCGCCATGCAGGCTGCCATCGAGGGCTCGGTGCAACTGGAGCCCGGCGACCACTGCCGGTTCTGCAAGGCGAAGCCGGTCTGCCCCAAGCTCGCCGGGCACGTCGTCGATGCCCTGCCGGTGGTGGTGCGCGAGCTTCGCTCCGACCGCCTGGGCTACTGGCTGGAGAAGGCCGACCTGATGCAGCAGTGGCTCGACTCGCTGCGCGAGGTGGCGCATGACCTCGCCTGCAGCGGGCACCCGATCCCTGGCTGGGAGTTGAAGCCGAAGCGTGCGACCCGGTCCTGGGCCGACGAGGAGAAGGTCGCGGAGCTTGCACGCTCGAAGCGCCTGAAGATCTTCCAGCCGCGCAAGCTGATGTCGCCTGCGATGGCCGAGAAGGCGCACCCGAATCTTCCGGAGGAGTTGACGAGCCAGATCGTGGCTGTATCATCCGGAGCGAACCTCGTGAAGAGCAAGGGCAAGCCCCAGGCTCTTCCCGTGGCGATGGAGTCTGAAGCCAACCCTGAACAGGCGAAGCTGAAGAATTTGATAGACCATGTCTGGAGAAGTGATCAAGTTCGACCCGAGCAAGTTCGCTGCGGTCGCCGCCAACCTGAAGCGCGCGGCGACGTCGCGTGTCGGGTTCCTGAAGATGGACAAGACCGGTGCCTGGAGCTACGGCTCCGACGAGACGCCGGTCGGCGAAGACGATCATGTCTTCATCGACCCGAACGGGTTCGTCCACGGCTGGCAGTGCTGGGCCGACACCGACCTCGCGGGCGTCCAGTCCGAGTTGCTGGGCGACGTCATCAGCCCGATGGATCAGCCGCTGCCGGATCGCCCGGCGAAGGTCCCCGAGAACGGCCGCCCCTGGGGCGAGATGCGCGGCATGTCGGTCCTCCTGGCCGGCGAGAAGCTCATCTACTCCTCGACGAGCGTCGGCGGCATCAACGCCTTCGCTGGTCTGGCCGAGGACTACATGGCGCAGTTCCAACGTGACCCGGAGAAGATGATCGCCGAGGTCAGCCTGTCGAGCGACAGCTACAAGCACAAGAACAAGACCTACGGGCGGATCTACACCCCGGTCTTCACCGTGGTCAAGTGGCACAAGGCGCTGCCGGCGACTGCCGGCAAGCCGGTGGTCGAGGAGCCGCCGAAGAAGGCGGTCGCCAAGAAGATCCCGGTCGCCAAGAAGGCGCGCAAGCAGGCTTAGGCACCCAGGGCCAGGGGTCGCTCCCTGGCCCTTTTCGTCACTGGTAGAAAGCCTGAGGCTACACCTCCAACCGTAAGTCGGTTTTTTCAATTTTGGAATTGGCGCATGAAGCCCCTACCTCTCCACCTCGATTTCGAGACACGCTCCGAGTGCGATCTCCAGCAGGCCGGCGCGTATGTCTACGCCCGACACCCCTCGACCGTCGTTCTCTGCGCCGCCTACGCCCTGGGCAACCAGGGGGTGCGGTACTGGTCGACCGCTGCCGGCACGCCGATGCCGCAGGATCTCGCCCGAGCCCTGCACAACAGCCGGGTCGAGATCCACGCCTGGAACGCGCAATTCGAGCGGCTGATCCTGAAGCACGTCCTGAAGATCGACGTCGCCCTGGACCGGTTCCGCTGCGCTGCTGCCCTGGCTCGCGCCAGGGGGGTGCCGGGCAAGCTGGAGACGGCGCTCGACTTCCTGGGCGACGCGCCCGACCTCAAGGTCAAGCGCGCGGGCAGCGCCCTGATGATGAAGTGGTGCAAGCCGCTGCCGGCAGGCGGCTACGCCGATGACCCGACCGAGTACAGCGCACTGATCGCCTACTGCATGGGCGACGTGAAGTCAGAGCGCAGCATCAGCCACAGGCTGTGGCCGCTGTCGGCGGTCGAGCTTGCCGAGTACGTCCTGACCGAGGAGATCAATGACCGGGGGCTGCCCATCGACGTCGAGCTTGCCCTGGCAGCGCAGACCTATGGCGACGAGGAGAAGCGCGAGTTGTCGGCACTGCTGGAGTGGATGACCGGCGGCATCATCACCACGGTCAACCAGCATGCCCGCATCAAGTCCTGGCTGGCACAGAGGCTCGGGACCGAGACGTTCGCCCGCTTCTTCGTCAAGGACAAGAAGGTGTCGACCGACAAGAACGCCCGCGCCGACTTCCTGGGCAGCGAGGCGGCGAAGGATGCCGACCCCGAGGTCATCGACCTGATCGAGATCATCGACGATGCCGGCAAGTCCAGCGTCTCGAAGTTCCGCACGATGGCTGCCAGGGCAGCCGACAACGGCCGCGCCGAGGGCTCGTACCTCTGCTACGGGGCCGCCCAGACGAAGCGGTACAGCAGCCGGGGCGTGCAGATGCACAACCTCCTCAGGAAGGGACCGCCCGACCTCCAGGCGGCGATCCTGGCGGTCCTGGGGCATCGGGTAGCCGGCAAGGTCATGCACGTCCTGGCGAGCCTGCTGCGCCCCACCATCAAGGCGCGGCCGGGCAAGGTGCTGGTCTGGGGCGACTGGGCAGCGGTCGAGGCGCGCGGCATGCCCTGGCTGGCCGGCTACAAGCCCAAGCTCGACCTCTATCGCAAGGGGGTCGACGTGTACCGTGTAAACGCCGAGACGATCTTCGGCGTGCCGGCAGCCGAGGCGACCGACCACCAGCGCCAGATCGGCAAGGTCAGCGAGTTGTCGCTGCAATTCGGCGGGGCCAAGGGGGCACTGAAGGCGATGGCTCGCGGCTACAGCATCAGCCTCAAGGACTCCGAGGCCGAGAGCATCGTCTACGCATGGCGCGGCGACAACAAGTGGGCTGCAGCCTACAGCTACGGTCTGTTCAACGCCTTCGTCGTCGCCTGCCTGGGGGAAGACACCAGCGTCGGCAAGATCCACTACCGGCAGATCGTCCCGCTGCTCGCCGGCACCGTCAGCATCGCCTGCGATCTCCCTGGCGGCACCACGCTCTACTACCACGGGGTCAAGGGGCACGTCGGCCTGAAGCACAAGGGCATGGGCCGCACGCTGCATGTCAGCATCGGCAATGGAGAAGCAGGCTGGCAGGGCGAGGAGATCGACACCTGGGAGACGGAGATCGTCTTCACCAAGACGCTGCCGGCAGGCTTCCGCATCGAGCGGATCTGGCACGGGCTGTTCGCGGAGAACACCACCCAGGCGCTCTGCGCTGCGCTGCTGCGCGACTGCCTGCGGCGTGTCGAGCTTGCCCTGGTCGACGGTGCCAGGGTGATCGGCCACACGCATGACGAGATCATCGTCGAGTGCGATGAGAAGGCAGCCGGGTCGGCAGAGCAGGTACTGCGGGACGAGATGAAAAGGGTGCCAGAATGGTTGCCCGGTTTCCCTCTCGACTGCAGTGTCACCACCGCTCCCCGCTACGGCAAGTAGCACAAAGAAGAAAGCCCCAGGACTCGCGTCCTGGGGCTTCTCCCCCTTCGACTCACCACAAGCTTCAGGAGTGCAGCAATGCAACGCGACTCTAGCACAGAGCAATTCAATTTTCTCGCAACCCTCGCAGCGGGCATTCCCGAGGGGTCCTACTTCCACATTTCCAAGAAGACTCCCGACACGTTCCACAACAGTGTCTGGCACGAGCAGGCGCTCGACGGTCCCTGGTACTTCTTCACCGGGTCCAGCACCGACCGCAAGCACCGCAGGCGCGGCGACCTGACCGCCGTCCGCGCCATCATCCTCGACGACGTCGGCACCAAGGTCGACGCCGACAAGATCAAGGCTGCACCTACCTGGGTGCTGGAGACGAGCCCCGGCAACTTCCAGTGGGGCTACCTGCTGAAGACCTGGGAGCCTGACATCCCGAAGGCCGACGCACTGATGCAGGCGCTGGTCGATGCCGGGCTGCAGGACAAGGGAGTGAACACCGCCTGCCGGCTGTTCCGCCTGCCGGGCTCGCTGAACACCAAGCCTGGGCGAACCTTCGAGGCGCTGCTGCACTCGTTCGACATCGACCGCACGTTCACGCTGAACAGCATCGCCAAGGGGCTCGGCGTCCGCCCCGGCAAGCCCAAGGAGATGAAGATCGACAGTGGCGACCGCCCTGGTGCCGGCAAGCCCGACCGCCTCTTCGACTGGCTGCAGGAGCGTGGCGTGGTCCGGCACGAGGCGTCCGGCGGATGGTGGGAGATCGACTGCCCCTTCCCTGAGGAGCATACCGACGAGCGCACCGAGGCGAAGTACCTGCCAAGCTTCGCCAGCGAGGATGGGGAGCCTGGGGTTATGTGCTTCCACGGGCACGGCGTCGACAAGCCGGCCGAGTACCGCAAGCGGTTCTTCGAGTGGGCGACAGCCCAGGGTGCGCCGACCGGCAAGACCGACTGGGCAGAGCTTCGCAAGATGTTCGCCGCGATCCGCACCGAGCCGCCCGAGGTGCCGCCGCCAAGGGTCGAGCGTGTAAACGACGAGGGCGAGCCCAGCGACGAGTACACCTTCCAGACCCTGACCAAGGCTATCGGGACGATCCGGCAGAGCGAGTTGCCCGACATCGAGAAGACCGAGAAGGGCAAGCCGAAGAAGTCCCAGGCTTGCACCATCGACAACATCGAGGCAGGGCTCGCGCAACTGGGCATCGTGCCCAGGTTCAACCTGATGAAGGCCAGCACGAGCTACACCCTCCCCGACCGGATCGAGATGCGCCGCTTCGGCTCGAAGACCCGGTACGAGATCGACGAGATGATGCGGCTGTCGATCCGCGCAGCCTTCAGCCGTGCCGGCATCAGCAACAAGAACGACGTCGACGGCTGCATTGCCGGGCTCGCGGCCAGCCGCTACTGGCACCCTGCCAAGGACTGGATCGAGTCGAAACCCTGGGACGGCCAGGACCGCCTGCAGCACCTTGTCAAGTCGATCAGCACCGCTGACCCCAGCCTGTTCGCGACGTACTTTCGTCGCTGGGCATTGCAGTGCGTCGAAGCAGCCTGCGGCTGGGCGGTCAGCGCAGAGCGGCGCGAGAGCCAGAAGTCCCTCTGCCTCGTCCTTGCCGGCAAGCAGGGCATCGGCAAGTCACGCTGGCTGGCATCGCTCGCGCCAGGGTACTTTGCCGGCGGCAAGCACCTGTCCCTGGACAGCAGCGTCTCGGGCTCGCGCGACTCGAAGCACGAGGTGCTGCAGGGCATGATCGTCGAGCTTGGCGAGCTTGACACCACGTTCACCAAGAGCGCCAACGGGAGCCTGAAGGCGTTCCTCTCGATGACCACCGACGTCTACCGGCTGCCCTATGCCGAGACGCCGATCCAGCGGCCGCGCTGCACGTCCTTCGCGGCGACCGTCAACGATGACCAGTTCCTGCAGGACGACACCGGCAGCCGCCGCTACGCCGTCATCTGGGCCGACAACTGCGACGTCGACCATATGACCGACATGCAGCAGTTCTGGGCGCAGATCCACGCAGCCTGGAAGGGCGGCGAGCAGTGGTGGCTGACGCCCGACGAGGAGAAGCTCCAGGCGAAATCGAACGAGACGTTCCAGGCGGCCGACGGCATCGTCGACAGGCTCGCAATGGAGATCGAGAAGCGCACCGACAGCGACGCCTACCCGATGGAGTGCAGCCTGAACGCGACCGGGGTCCTGATGCTGCTCGCGATGCGGTACGAGGACCGGGGGCTGCGCCGCCGGGCGAAGGCTGCCTGCATCAAGCTCCTGGGTCCGGAGCAAAACTTCCGCAGGCGCGGCGGGTCGGCCGAGTCCTGGGCATTCTTCCTCGACAGCCGCGAGGCCAAGGAGCTTGGCGTCAAGGTGCTGAAGCCCCGGTGAGCGAGTCGAGCCTGGAGCGGTCGGCGCGTTTACACGCCAAGAAGCGAGGGGTCCGCTCGGCGAAGCTCCAGGGGGGCATCGTCGGCGAGCCCGACCGGATCTTCTTCCTGCCGGCAGAGCGGTGCTGGCTGGTCGAATTCAAGGCCAAGGACGGCAGGGCGTCGCCCAGGCAGAAGATCGTCCACGAGGAGTACCTGCACCTGGGGCACAAGGTCGACATGATCCGGTCGATGCCCCAGTTCAAGAAGGCACTTGACCTGAAGCTTCAGGCTGCTGTAGACTAGAGGCTCACCACCTGAAGGCAGCCATGCAGTACAACCCCCTCCCGTTCCAGCAGAAGGCGATCTCCCTGGTCTGCGAGAAGCCGGGCTCGGCTCTCCTCCTCGACCCCGGCATGGGCAAGACCGCCATCACCCTGGCCGCCCACTGCGTGCTGCAGCACCACCAGATGATCAAGGCCACGCTGGTCATCGTCCCGCTGCGCCCCATGCATCTGACGTGGCCGGCAGAGATCGCCAAGTGGGACCAGTTCAAGCACCTCAAGGTGTCGACGATCCACGGGTCGGCCAACGCCCGGCTGGCTGCCATCAGCGTCAAGGCCGACGTGTACCTGATCAACCCCGAGAACGTCGCGTGGCTCGTCGCCATGCTGTCCGGTAGCCTGGGGCTCTTCGGCAACAAGCCCGGCCTGCTGGTGGTCGACGAGTCGACCCGGTTCAAGAACGCCCAGAGCGTCCGCTTCAAGGCGCTGAAGACCATCCTCCCGCTCTTCGAGCGCAGCACGATCCTGACCGGCACGCCGGCACCGCAGGGCATCGAGGATCTGTTCGCCCAGTTCCAGATCGTCGACGGCGGCAAGCGTCTCGGCCGCTTCATCACCCACTTCCGCAAGCTCTTCATGTTCGCCACGCCCCTGCGCATCGGCGGCGGCCGCACCATCGACGAGTGGCACGTTCGCCCTGGCGCTGCCCAGATGGTTGCCGGCGCTATCGCCGACGTCTCGCTGCGCCTGCAGGCCGAGGACTACCTGACGATGCCGGACATCTCGTACAACGTGATCCCGGTCGAGCTTCCGAAGGCTGTGCGCTCGGTCTACAAGGCGCTGGCCGATGACCTCGTCGCCCAGGTCGGCGATCAGAAGCTGACCGCCGTCACCGCCGCTGCGGCGACGATGAAGCTGCGCCAGATCACCAACGGCTGGGCGTACAACGAGTCGGGCTCGGTCCATGTCCACGACGCCAAGCTCGACGCCCTGGCGGATCTGGTCGAGGAGCAGGCCGGCACGCCGCTGCTGGTGGCGGTCGCCTTCCTGCACGAGGTCGACGCGATCCGCGAGCGCCTGAAGGGCGTGCTGCCTGCCGGCACCAACGTGCCCTACCTGGGCGGCGGGGTCAGCAAGACCGCAGCCAACGACACGGTCGAAGCCTGGAACGAAGGCAAGCTCCCGGTGCTGCTCGTCCACCCGACGTCGGTCGCCCACGGGCTGAACCTCCAGGCCGGCGGGCACGCTGTCTGCTGGTTTGGTCTGACGTGGAATCTGGAGGAGCATATCCAGACCAACGCCCGCGTGTACCGTCAAGGTCAAACGAAGCCTGTGGTGATACACTACCTCGCTGCGAAGGACACGGTCGACGAGAGCATCGCTGATGCCCTGGCCTCCAAG